GGACTCCATGAAGATTTGAAAAAATCTTGGCTTTCGCGCATTGACCCTGAAAAAGACCTCACAGAGCAGATTCAGTCCTTGGAGAAAGAGGCCGAAATCATTTCGCAGTTATCAACAGCGAAGCAGGCCGGCAAAGGTTTAGAGGTTGGAGGCCGTGTTGAGGGCACTGTTTCAGAAGATGAAGCTAAAAGTTTAATCGAAAAAATGTAGTGACGCATGGCACAAGTAACATTAAACAGAACGCAGACCGTTGATACCACCAACGACAACGTGGTTATTGCGGAAGCGATTGAATTTATCCGGGGTGGGCGCACACTTGATGTTACCGGATGGGATAAAGAAACCATTCCCGCCGGGCACCCGATTATTTATGACGCCGGGGAGTATAAACCTATTGCATTATCAGTTGACGAGGTAACGGGTGAAGTAACCATTGACGAAACCAACGCCGCAAAGGTGGTTGGTATTCTTGGAGGTACACTTTTAACCACCGACCCCCGGGCTTCTATCGTGGTGCGTGGCACCGTGAACCCGGAGGCGGCTGTTTATTCCATTCCCGCATCGGTACAGGATGCATTGCCTTTGATTCGTTTCGAGGCTGACTAATTGTTGAACGCTTAAAAGATTAAAAGAATGCAATTACAATCACTTTTCCCCGAGTATGTAAAAAAATACTTCTCGGCCATTGTGACGAAAGTCATTGAGACGGTAAACGGGGCAAAAAACGCGCCTGTTTACCTGTTTAAAACCATGCTTTCCGAAGAGTACTCCACCGACCTGAAGTGGTCGAGCTTGTCTCTGAATGGTAGCATTGTTGCCGCCGATGTTGTGGCAATGGATTCCCCGCTCCCGCTTAAAAAGCGCGATTCTATTAAGAAAGCCGAGGGGGATATCCCCAAGCTTGGTTTGAAACTGTATTTGTCAGAAAAGCAGCTTTCCGACCTGGATATTCTTGTTGCCCGAGGGGGCCGCGAGGCTGATGTTGTGGCAAAGCTGTTCGGTGACGCCAAGAAAGCGATTACCGGTATCGAAGAGCGCTTGGAATTTATGTTCCTGCAAGCTCTGAGTTCCGGCGTAACCTCCATTACCAGCGAAAACAACGCCGGTATTGGTGTTCGCATTGATTATGGCATTCCAGACGAGAATAAGGTAAAAGTTGCAACAGTCTGGTCTGATGCTATCAATGCTACGCCGCTTGACGACATCGAAAAAATTGTGGAGGCGGGCTCCCCTAAAGGGCACGTTTTTACAAAAATTCTGATGGACAGGGCTACTTTCAACAACTTCAAGAAAACCGCACAGGTTAAAGAGCGCAACGCGACAGCTCTTGGGCTGGCAGTGACCAGCGCAACCAAGCCGCCTGTTCCGACGCTTACTCAGGTTAACGAATTCTTGTTAGAGGATTACAACCTGATTATTCAAGTCGTTGACCGGGCCGTTCAGATTGAGAAAAACGGCAAGCGAACAGCTGTCAAACCTTGGACTGAGGGGGCTGTTACGTTCATTACCACCGAGCAAATCGGTAGCCTGTTTTATGGCTCACTGGCAGAGGAAAACCACCCTGTCGAAAATGTGGCTTACGAAAAGGCGACCAATTATACGTTGGTGTCGAAGTATCACAAGAACGACCCCTTGCGCGAATATACCAGCGCACAGGCAAATGTTCTTCCAGTTCTAAACGGCGTGGATGCTATCTACATTCTTGATACCAAAAACGCAGCCGCTTAAAAATTAGCATGAAATGACAGTAAAGGAAGCATTGACGGGCCTATCCGGGTATCCAATCCCGGGGGCGGCCCTTGAAAACATAGCCAGCAAACGGGGGCTTGATTTGGGGGTCTCGGTTAATACAGAAACCAGAACGTCGAGCGCTTTTCGTTTGTCAGAGGCGGATGTCCTAATGTGGCTAAGTATGGCCCCAAGTATTTCTGAGGAAGGCGTAAATATCAGTTTGTCAGAAGTGGAAAAGAGGCGTTTTAAAGATATGGCAAACATTATCTATCAGGAGTTGGGGGACAGTGCATACCAGCCTAATATCCGCCAAGTTTTCAGCTATGAGGGGGATGATGTATGAGTTTAGTGAATGGTTACATACTTGGGTTGTTAAACAGCGGGGCGGGAATTGACCAGAACGGCGACCCCGCCCCTTTGTCTTCCGGTTGGAGCGACCCGATACCGGCAAATATCAGAGCAAACACTCGGAACACAACAGGAACTTACACCGGGGGCCGATTCACAGTCGCAAAATATACAGCGATAATTGACGGTCTCGAGTTTCCATACACCCGGGTAAGATTAAAGACAGACGCCGGGGAAGAGCTGGGAGAGTTTGATGTTCAGAACGCGGAGAAACTAACATTCGTGAACCGCACGAAAATTACCGTTTGATATGGGAATTAAGTCGCTCACACCGAGAAAGCACATAGAACAGTACACCGTTCAGCAATTACGGCGGATTGAATTATCCGTCGTCAATACCTTAATGTATATCGGCGAGCAGTGTATCAATGAAGCTAAGAATAACGGGGCTTACACTGACCAAACAGGGAACCTCAGAAGTTCAATCGGGTATGTGGTTTTGCACAACGGGCGGGTGGTTTCGACAATGAAGTTCGAGCAAGTGAAGCAGGGCGGTAAGGGCCTGAAAAATGGTAAAAAATTCATCAATGAGCTGATAGGTCAATACAGCAAGGGTTTTGCCTTAATAGTGGTTGCCGGCATGGATTACGCCGCTTATGTGGAAGCGCGCGGACTTAATGTTTTGGCTTCGTCTGAGCTGAAAGCCGCAGATGTTACCCCTAAACTAATGAAGAAACTCGGATTCAAATGAAGAAAACAGGAAGCGCCATAGAGCAGGATTTTTACGACATTCTCAGGAGCTCACAGCTCCCGGGCGTTATCAATGGAACCATTTACAAACAGGGAATGCGACCGCTTGACGCCAAGACCGAGGACGCCGTTATCGCGTTTGTCTCTGGCATTGACGGACAGATTCAGTCGGGCGTGGTGGTTGTTAATGTTTACGTTCCTGATGTTGTGTATGATGGCCGCGCTTACAGAAATTCGGCCCGGTGCCGGGAGATTGAAACCGCGCTTAATGAAATCATCGGAAGCATAAACACCCCAATGTATGATTGTTCGCTAAACGATATGATTCAGACCTTTAAGGAAGAGGGCTTGGGACAGCACTTCGTAAATGCAAAGTTAAATTTCAGATTAATAACCGATTAAATATTTTGGATTATGTCACTAATAATGTCGTGGTCGAAATGTACCATTGAAATAGGAAAAACCGGGGCCGCCGATGCAATGGCTACCACTCTTCAAAGCATAGGCACTATTGCCGACCGTTCAACTTCGCTGGAATCCGCCGACGGGGAGGTTTTGGAAATGAAAGCTACCGGGGGCGTTACTGTTGCGAAAGAACAGAGCGAGGGCGAAATCACTCTTACAACCCGCATTATTGAGCCCGATTTTGCATTCTTGGCGACACTCATTGACGCAACACACGATGATGTTGAAGATAAGTTAACCGTGAAATCGCAAATTGTGAATGACCCGTATTCTGTGAAATTGACGCCTAAGAACACAGGCGCCACCGGGCTGGAAATTCGCAAGGCAAGCGTGACCTATAAAGATGGTTACAGCGAGGAAGAGGGGCATTACGCAGATGTAATATTTACCATTCTGGCTTGTGCCGACGGTGAACTTTACACAAAATTTAAAAAGGCATAAGGTATGACGATTGAGAGTAAAACTTCAAAAACCATACTTGAAGAGCCCACAGAATACACTATTCAGGGGGTGGCTATTAAGGCCGCCCCTCCCTCTACCGCAACACTGATAAAAATTTCCGAACTGGTTAGCAAAATGCCTTCTGTGAACAGCAATGTTGAACAGATGGTGTATGAAGTGTTGAGAGTGGCTCGGGATTGCAGGATTGTAGGCAAAATAGCCGCATATCTTTTATTGGGGGTAACAGGTGTTCAAGTTGTTAGTGAAAGGTCTTTTTTTGGCCTTTTTTCATATAAAAAAAAGATAACAGCAGACGAGCTGGCCGATATGCTTTTGCAAGAACCGCCCTCGGTGCTTTCTCAAATCATTGTTGAGCGCCTTAATTCGATGGAGGTCGCTGATTTTTTCGGAATTACCACTTCCCTCGCGGAGGTAAACATTCTCAGACAGACAAAAAGAAAAGCGGAGGAAGTGGTTTAAAAAATGACAGTATTTGGGCCATTATTGCCGGGGTTGCAAAGAATTATTCCCTGTCCTTTGATTACGTCCTATACCGCATGAGTTATGCAAACATGATTCTTTACAGTTCGGTAATTCCGAGTTACGACGATTTAAAGGAAAGCAATAAAAACAAATCAGGGGATCGCCCAAAATACGATGAAAGACTGGACGCAAACAATCCGGAAAACTTTAAATCAGAATCAGACCGAGAGGTCGTCAAACAATAATCAATATGCCAGCAGATAACGGGAGAATGTGGTACGGCGTGGGTTTGGATGACAGACAGTTTCAAACCACGGCCAGACGTGTAAACAGTCAGTTCTCAAAAATAGGAAACGTGGCCGAAAAAGAGGGGAACCGGATTGACAGCGCTTTCAGGAAGATAGGGGCCGGCATGGCTGTTTATTTTGGGGGTTCGCAGCTATTTTCATACGCGAAACAGATTGCAAACGTAAGGGGTGAATTTCAGCAACTTGAAGTTTCATTTAAAACAATGCTTAAAAGCAAGAGCAAGGCCGACGCACTGATGGCCGATATTGTTAGCATGGCCGCAAACACGCCATTTCAGTTGAAAGAAGTTGCAGCCGGGGCGAAATCATTGCTGGCATACGGAGAATCGGCAGACAACGCGACCGCAACACTGACAAAGCTCGGGGACATTGCTTCCGGGCTTTCCATCCCCCTGAATGACCTTGTTTACCTATACGGTACGACTATGACCCAAGGACGCCTCTATACACAAGATTTAAACCAGTTTACCGGGCGCGGTATTCCAATGATTAAAGAGCTTGCGAAGCAGTTCGGGGTTGCTGAAAGCGAAGTAAAAGGGCTGGTTGAGGCTGGAAAGGTTGGTTTCCCGGAGGTGCAAAAGGTAATTAATTCTCTGACCCAAGAGGGGGGAATGTTTGCCGGCCTGATGTCCGCGCAAATGGAAACAATACCCGGGTTAATTAGCAACCTCGGGGACGCCTTTGATAGAATGTTTAACGACATCGGCAAGAATAACGAGGGGGTAATAACCGGGGCCATTAAGGGGGCTAAATTCCTTGTTGAGAATTACGAGGACGTATGGAATATCCTGAAAGTTATCATTGCCACATACGGCACCTATAAAGCCGCCGTTATATCATTTGCAGCCGTTCAAAAGGCGTCGATGGCGGCAAGCAATATAAAAGCATGGTTTGAGCTGGCAAGAGGCATAAAAACAGCCAAGGACGCACAAGTAGCCTTCAATTTGGTATCAAAAGCAAATCCACTTCTTTTGCTATCCTCTGTTATTGCGGGCGTGGTTACGGCTCTGGTCGTCTTTAAAAAAGAAACGAACGCCGCCGCCGAGGCCGCCGCCAAGATGTCGGAAAATATCGACCGGGAAACTGACCAGCTTGACGCCACATTTGAGGCCCTTAAAAAGACCAAGGAGGGCACCATTGAGCGCCGAAAGGCCATTGAGCAGATAAACACAAAGTACGGCGATTATCTGGATAATATGCTCACAGAGAAAACCACCGCGGAGGAACTGGCAGCCGCTTACCGAGATGTGAAAGATGCAATTGTAGAGGCGTCACTGGAAAAGGCAAAAGGGGAATTTCTGAAATCGCCACAGGAAGACCTTGAAGATGCAAACGAGAAATTCTATAAAGAGATTGCCAACATGGCAAAAGAGATTGCTGGGGCTGACCAGCGCGGGCGCTTTCAATCTTACATTGACCAGATAGCGCAAGAGGTGAAGAAAACCGGACAATTCTCAATGTGGGACGTTGAGGATGCTTTCCGGGCCGCGCAAGCGAAAAACAAATATCAGACAATAGACGATTGGCGCAAGGCATTTCGGGCCGGGGATGAAGAGCGAATGAGTTATGACGAGATTTTCAAACGCGTCGGGGGATTGGATTTAAGAGGCATTGAAACGGCGGGAACTGCATTTGCCAGGCAAGCAAAAGACCTAATGAATGCCAGGTCTGAATTTGATAAATACGCAAAAGGGTACCTATCAACGCTGGAAGATGACGAACAGACCAAAAACAACAAAAAAACAGAAACGCCGGAACTCCAAAACATTAACGAGGAAATTGAAAACACCCGGGCAAATATAAATAGACTGAAAACAGACATCAGGAAACTTCGCACCGGGGAGACTGAATCAGCCGATTATGCAGGCGATATTGAGGAAAAATCGAAGTCTCTTAAAGAGGCAGAGAAACGCCTTGAACTCTTAATTGGCGAGCGGGAAGAAAAGGTAAATAATGACCTTGAGAAGCTAAAACAGAGCATAAGCGAGCAGTCTGAACAGATGCAATTTGATATCGAACAGGCGCGCATAGATGCAATGAAAGACGGTATCGACAAAACGCTTGCACAAAACGAACTGAACTATAAAAAGGAACTTTATCAATTAAAAAAACACCGCGAAGAGCGGAAAAAAGAGCTGGAAAAGGCCGGAATGAGTGAAGAGACCACATCTTATTACTCAGATATGGAAAAAGCCGCCTTTGAGGCTTTTCAGCGTGCTAATGCGGAGGCGGTCAAACAGGAGCAGGAAAAGAATGAAAAACTTCTTTTAGAGTATGAAACACTCTTGCAAAAGCGGGAGCGATTAAAAAATGAATACGAAGAGAAGCGAACCGAATTAAAAGAAGCGGGCGCTACATCTGAACACCTATGGGAACTTGACCGGCAAAGGGATGAAGCGTTGGCAGATATTGACAACCAGATAGCGCAACGCGAGGCATCCTTCATCGTGTGGACTGAACAACTGGCAAACATGGGATTAAAACAGCTCAGGGACGCTCTGGAAGCTGCCGAAGC